GGGTGTTTACTACAAAAATAAACTAGCGAGAGAGGAATTGTGATGGATGGTTTTGAAAGTGTGCTTTACGTGTTAAGTGTTATTGCTGGCCTTATGCTAGCAGTAAGTATTATTTACCTGCGAGTTAAGGATTGGAGAGCATCAAAGAGTCATGGTGTGACGGTTTTTATTCCATACTTAAACGTGTTTGTTAAGCCTGTGTATATCTACGCATCAATAGCGCTAGCATTCGCATTAATTGTTTATATTGCTGGTTAGGAGGCTTTGGTGAGTTATACGAGAAGCGTTTTTGTTTTCTTTGCTACTGATAAGTTTGCGGTAATTACGCTATTTCTAACAATCTTATGGTCTTATTTCTCTTCATGGTGGATGTTGGCTGGCTGCGTTGTGGGGTTTGTTGTCACAACTCTTCCACGCAAATTAAAAGGTAACTAATATGCTGAGTATTGTTTTCTCAATTGTAAAAATTATCATAGCTGTCTTGTTGTTTTCACTTAGGCCGAATGGAGATATAGAGTCATTGGTGATTTCATGCATGCTAATTTTGAGTGCGCAAATTGACCTAATTGAACGAAAAGTTTCATGATGGGAGGTTGGTCTAAATCTACCAAGCTTGTCGATAGATAACCTTACCATGAACTCTGAGAAGCGTGCATTCCCTTGTTAAGTCGTAAAGAAGGCTTAACCCTCTGATACAGGTGTGGATAATTTCTGAAGCCCCATATAAATTTCGCGATGGGGCTTTATTTTCCAGGATAGAGACAATGAAAACTATAATTTACTGCCTGTGTATCACGCTGGTGGTTGGTGCAATCATGCAAGGAACAGTGCAAAGGCTTTACGTAGATATCTCTTGCAGCCCTTACCACACACCGAATCACATGCTACTTATGAGATGCAGAACATCAAGAAGGTCTAGAAGTCAACGCAGGAAAGATGGGTTTGATTGAGAATTAGGCTACCGAAGAGTATAATTAAAGAAAAAGGTTGGCATATGGGCTTAGTTTACTTATCAATGATAATCATCTTGGTTGTTGTAGCTACCCTTGTCTGGGGTTTAGTTTACTTGTCAGGTGATTTTGCCAATGAGCAACGTAATAGACTGGATTAATGCAAACCCGATATTTTCTATATGTATTATACAGCTTGCGACACTGGTATTCGGTTTAATTAAATTCTTGGTTGAAAGAAATGAGCGACACAATCTCAAATGTACAAAATGCGTCATTAGGAGCTGGAGCAACAACGGGCCTGATGACGGTAATAGGGAATAACGCAACGGCAATCAGTGTGATAGCTACTGTAGGATTTGGTTTAGTGTACGCCTCATGCGCTATCTGGAATGCTTATTCAAACCACCGTCGCAATAAGATATCTGAAGATAAGATGATCGACGCGATAGTTAAGAGGATGTTAGACAATGGCGAGACCACAGAAGCAATCAACGCAGTCAGAAGAGCAACGGGAAAATCGTCTGGAGATGATAAAGAAAGCGGCGGAAGCACGCCCGTTTAATCTAATCGAAAAAAGCGCAATCGTGGATGTTCGGAGATTGCGACTTTGACGAGCGATACCAAGATGATTAACTCTGAGGAGTTATTAAAGGTTTAGACGTAGAGCATGAGAGCGAGATTGTTTACTACGACTCACAAGGCGGCTTTGCATCAATCATTAGCGAGTATGGTGAGCTGCTGTATCTTGACATCATCCATTAATAAGCTTACATTCAAACCATGAAGCGCACACTTCATCTATCCAACTACTCTATCCTTTTGACCCAGTCTTTTGATTGGGTCTTTTTTTGTTTCGAAAAAGCCGAAGTAAACAACGGAATAGTCGAATAGTCCTTTCATTAAACCTTCGCAATACTAATCAAAACAAACAGAGAGGATAGAGAAATGGATTACTGGAAAGAGTGTGTTACAGAAGCTATGGAAGATGCTGGGATTAAAGCAACTAATGAGCAAATAGAAACTGTGTGCAGCTGGGTGGAAGGCGCTCATGATAACTACGGAATGGCTCATGGTCATGATTGCATACCAAACCCAATGGAGTCAGAAGTTGATAAATTGAAGCAGGAAATAAGACGACTTAAGGATGATCATGATAGGCAGTTGGACGGTGTGATTCGAGGTGTAGCTAAACGCAGGAATGTATCTGTAAGTGATGTTTCAATTGATGATGATGGGCTTGTTTATATCAGAGGTTGATTTATGACAATTAAACAAAGGCAAATGGCCCTAGTTTATCGCCTAATAGAAAAGATATGGGGCTCAGGCGTTCTAATGCAGTTTGTGGATATTGTGGAGGGTGAAGAGTAATGGATTTCTACATAAAACACATGTTACTAGCCCATAAAGAAAAGCGATGGGTAGATAGAAGTAACTACGCGCAAATGGCTGGTATTGATTTGATTAAGTATTTTTATTTAGAGGTGGAGTAATGAAAACATATAACACATATCAAGAAGCTAAGATTGCTAATCCAACAATGGATATCTTAGTTAGTAATGTAGGTAAGTTTCACGCAGTAGAGGAATCGCCAACAAGTCACTTCGCTAATGGCTGGAGGTTGTGTAAACCTGCTGATTACTGCGTTACATCTGAAGAATTCCTAAAGGATGGTCATGAATTTGTTGCTGGTGATTTTATTTTTAGTTCCATATCTCAAGAAGTTTATCAGGTTAATGAGATTGACTGTATAGATTGGAATGCTCCTGGTGAATATGACAACGTTCGCTACGTACTACGCGCAGCAGAATTGGATAACCCTCAAGTAGTTGAATGGAAGAATGGCGATACCGTTTATGTTGAAAACTGCACTCATGATGAGATTAAGTTTATTGGGTTGAGTGGTAATAACGCAATTGCTGTATGTGAATGCATAACGAATGGTAGTCGAGTAATTTTAGATAAGTTTTGGGTGTCAGAGTTGCTGAAAGATAAACCAGAAACTCCAGAGCAACGCAAAGAGCGCGAAAGGCTAGAATCGGCTTATGATTTGTATTGCTACGTGCAAGAGGCAAATAACAGGCCTGTATTCACTTTCACCCTGTTTTGTGATGAGTCACGCACCAACCACAAGGCTGACTACTTGTTAATTGTAGATAAAACAAAATATAGCAAAGGTGATTAAGATGGATAATAAATTATGGATAGTTCACGGTGGCAGCGATTCTTATTTTGCTGCAAGGGATGCAAAGGACGCATGGCAAGTGGTTCAGGAAATGAACAACATTGCCATGGAGTACGACATGTATCCAACATCGAGAGTTGAAGTAATAAGCAATAACGACAAAGAGAGCATCGAACTGCACGCAGAAGAGTTAGTTATAAGAGATGAAGAAGGCGATGAGCTTTACTTTATGCCATAAAACCAAGCCCCGTTAACTCGGGGTTTTTCCATTTCTAGCTAAGGTGATATAATTTACACATTCGTTAGGCGGATAAATTTAATCATAAGGTGATTGATATGGCGACAGGTAGACCAACTACCTACACGGAAGAGGTATTAGAATTAGCGCAGGATTATGTTGATAATTGCCCCGATACAGTTCCACTAGTTGTAGGGCTTTGTAAGCACATAGGGCGCTCTAAGAGCACTGTTTATTCATGGGCTAAGGATGAGGATAAGAAAGTCTTTCTGGACATCTTAGAGCAGATTGAGGAGCTTCAAGAGGGTAAGTTGATTGCTGGTGGTCTGTCTGGGGAGTTTAACTCACCAATTGCCAAGATGATGCTAACCAAACATGGTTACTCTGACAAGGTTCAGCAAGATAACATTTCATCCGATGGTACGATGACACCTAAAGAGCCTGTAACTCTAAGTGACTTCTATGCAACCAACACTAAATCCTGAGCTTAGAGAGTTTTGGGAGACTACTGTTACGCCAGATGGTGATGATGTAATAGGTCGCGTACTGCATGGTGGTCGAATGTCTTCCAAATCACATGACGTTGCAGGTATGGCAATCGCTAGGGCTAACTTTATGCCTCAGCGATTTTTGTGCACTCGTATGTACCAAAACCGTATTGCTGATTCGGTTTATTCTCTTCTGAAAGATAAGATTCATTACTTCGGCCTACAGAATAACTTCAAGATTTATGCTGATGCTATTGAGCACAAGACTAATGGTTCGCTATTTAGGTTCTATGGTATTGCGCGTAACATCGATGAGATTAAATCATTTGAGGGTGCTAATGTCTGGTGGAATGAAGAGAGTCACAACCTAACCAAGCAGATGTTTACTACTATCCGACCTACAGTTATGCGTAACAAAGGTGCTGAGATGTGGTTTACGCTTAACCCTCTCCTAGCTAGTGACTACAGTTACATTAGACTGGTTGCTTCGCCGCCTAAAGGGTTTCTAGTTCATCAAATCAATTACGATCGCAATGGGTTCTTAACTGAGGGTGCATTGAAAGATATTGGGAATGAATTTGAAGAAGACTATGAGTTAGCTACGCACATTTACCTTGGCGTTCCATTGACAGATGATGATTCGTCAATCATCAAGCGCTCATGGGTTGAGGCTGCTGTAGATGCTCATATTAAGCTAAACCTAGATTTCACTGGCAAATGTAACGTTGGTTATGACGTTGCTGATGGCGGTGATGATAGAAACGCTGTAACGGTCTTTAATGGCTCTCTTGCTGAGTCTATGGATGTATGGAAGGCGCGAGAAGATGAGCTTGATGTGAGTAGCTTAAGGGCTTATTCGCATGTTAAACCTAACGGCCATATGTCTTACGATTCAATCGGTGTTGGTGCGGGTGTTGGTGCTATTCTCAAGAAGGCCAATAAATCAAACTACTCTAAGTTTAACGCAGCTGGCGAGGTGTTTAACCCTACACGCGAATACTCACCTAAGATTACCAATAAGATGAAGTTTGAGAACCTTAAAGCTCAGGCTTGGCGTGATGTGGCTGATAGATTGAAGAATACATATAACGCAGTGCAAAAGGGCGCTAAGTTTGATGTGTCTGATATGATTTCCATATCAAGTGAGATTAAGAATCTTGAAGAGCTTAAAGCAGAGCTATGTGAGCCTCATAGTGATTATTCGAAACGTGGTCTTGATATGGTAGAATCCAAGAAAGATGTAAAGAAACGATTACAGAAGTCTCACGACTTATCAGACTCATTTGTCATGGCAGCGTGTCCGCACCTAGTTAAACAACAGCGCAAACGCTTCGCAATACACGGGTAAATATGATGGAAACAAAATTAGACAAAGGTTATACAGAAAATTTGCCATTGTGGGCGCAAGTACGTGCGGCTATTCGTGGTAAGCAAGGGGTTATTAAGCTTCTTGATTCGGAGCAAGGTTATTTTGGCCTAGTCGCTCCGTCATATCGAATTACAAATGATAATTACGATGCGGTTAGTAAGCGTCGACTAGCTTACTTTGCGCGTGGTCGATTCTTTAACATTACCGGTCGCACGCATGATGCTTATGTGGGTATGATTGGCGCTAAACCTGTAGATATCGAAGCTTCTGATTCAATGGAGGCGTTTATCGATGATGTAGATAGCGAAGGCGCAACAATGATGGACTTCGCCTTAGAGATTGCGTCTGAGGTTTTAGTTACTGCGCGTTACGGTGTGTTAGTTGACCCACCAAATAATGAAGGTCGCACACTGAGTGGCATGAATCAGTCTCGCCTTGTTGGTTATCGCGCTGAAGCAATCCCAAATCACGTTGTTAGCGGCGGTAAGTTAACACTGGTGGACCTGATTGAGCTGTACTGGGAAAAGAATGGTGATGAGTACGAGCAGAAAGAGCAATTACGCAGACTTGAGTTGATTAATGGCGTCTACACATCTCGCATTAAGCGCGAGGGTGAATGGATGGATGTTATTGAACCTAAAATTGATAACGAGACTCTTGATTATATCCCGTTCCAGTTTATCGGTTCAGAAAACAACAAGCCTACATACGACCGACCGGTAATGTTTGATTTGTCGCATGAGAACCTAGGGCATTTCCAGTTGAGCTGTGACAACCTGGAGAACCTTCACTATCACGGCCAGGGGATGACTAACGTTTACTCATCAATGGATATCGACCAGTTCAACGAGATGAACCCTAACGGCTTAGATGTTGGCGCTAAGGGTGTAAACATGCTTGAGCAGGGTGATAAGGTTGAAATTCTTCAGATTGAAGCAACCGGCGCTATCCCTACTGAAATGGATAGAGTTGAAAAGCGCATGATTATGCTAGGCGCTCAAGTGGTTCAGGATTCTGCAACAAATCAAACTCTAGGCGCTAAGGAAATCGAATCAAACGCATCTACATCACAACTTAAGCGTATTGCTAATAACATCTCTTCCGGATTAACTTGGTGCGCTAATAAGGCTGCTGAGTTTATGGGTGTCAATGATGAAGTTAAGGTGATGGTTAATGATCAATTTGTTACTGATAACTTAACGGCTCAGGATGTATTGGCGGCATTTACAATCTTCCAGGGTGGCGGCGCAACACTTGACGAACTAAACACTGTTAAGCGTAAAGCTAATTGGACAATGAAAACCAATGAAGAGCTAGCAGAAGACCTTGAAGACGAAGCTCCAACGCAGGGCGACACTGAAGAGGTTGCACAGCTTAGAATGGAGCTAGACAATGCCAAATCTGAGCTTGAAGAATTGAGAGGTAATCAGTAGTATTTATGTTGAGGCTAGGTTTAGCGGCTGAAAGCATGTCACACCCGAAGCGTGTTGCCTCAATCTTCAATTCGGGAATCTATGAGGGTATAGATATGAAAAGATTGGTTCACGGAGTTGGCATTAATGACGCCGACTACAAAGTAGCACCTACGGTTGTTGTCGACGGAAAACGTAAGCAAGTTAGGTGTCCATTTTATTTTAGATGGAAATCAATGCTTGAAAGGTGCTACAACAAAAAGACAAACAAGAAAAACCCAACCTATGCAGGATGTAAAGTTTGCGATGAGTGGCTCACATTTTCTAACTTTAAGTTGTGGATGGAAAAGCAAGACTGGAAAGGTATGGAGCTTGATAAAGACATACTCTCAGGAAGTGAAAAGATTTATTCACCAGAGACATGTGCATTTGTTCCGAAATCACTAAACAGATTCCTAAATGACCACGGAAGAGCAAGAGGGAAGCTGCCTATAGGTGTAGCGTTGCACAGTGATGGCGTTTACTATACTGCATCGTGTAGCAATCCTGACACTGGAATAAAAGAATATATTGGCATATATAAGGACCCAAACTCTGCGCATGAGGCCTGGAGGGTTAAGAAGCTTTCTTATGCAAAAAAGCTGTGCTCAGAAATAACAGACCAAAGAATTGCATCTGCCATAATGGAGAGGTTTAATGATTAACGAGGAGCTAACAGCTATTGAGGCTCAGCATGGCGTTTATATACAGCGCCTAGCTGCGCAATATGGTAACGAGTCGAAACCATTTATCGATTCAATGAGCGAGCGCATTAGTGCTCGCATTAATCGTGAGGTCGGCAAAAATCTAACACCTAACCGTCGTGAGAAGTTACTCAGTGATATTGCTGACATTGTTACTGAGGAGCTGAAAGGCTATACGGATTCTCTAAAGGCAAACAATGCAGACCTAGGAAGCTATGAGGCAGACTTTCAAGCTAAAACCATATCCAGTCTATACCAAGCCACAGAAGCTGCTGCTGTGTCTAAGTCAGTTATCCGCACAAACGCTAACAACACTCTAATTAAGCTTGGTGATGACTCTTACACATCTTACACGCAGATGCTTAACAACTACGTTAGGCAGAATAGAGAGCAAATAGATAACATCGTTGCTCAAGGCTTTGTAAGCGGCACAACTACGCGAGAGATTGCAGCGAAGGTTATGTCTGAAGTTGATAATCGAGTGGTTAAGACTCGCAAGCAAGCTAAAGCAATCGCAAAGACCGGAACCAACCACTATGCAAACATTGCCCGTGAGACTTACTTTGCTAAAGAACCAATTGTTATTGGGACGCGCAGAATTGCAACTTTAGATAGTCAGACTTCGCAGTATTGCCGAGGTATCGATAATACAGTTGTTTTAAAAACAGACCCGAACTATCGAAAGGCATTTGCACCATTCCATCCAAATTGCAGGACAGCAAACATACCCGAAGTCGACTCACGCTATAAACACGAAGACGATGGCGGAGAAAGGCCGGAAAACTTTCGCGACGCTGAAAGTGGATTGCTTGAACCTGGCACTACGTCGAGCAAGAAAACCTACTACGAAGCAATGAAAAATCTAGATGCAGCCTCACAAGACGCCATTATGGGCCCAACTTTAGGCAAAGCATTCCGCAAAGGCATCAAAGAGGGTTCAATCACTCCCGATTCATTCGCCAAGATGACAATAGATGAGAAAAACCTTAAACCATTAACATTGACCGAAATGCAAAAGAAAGATAATGAACTAGGTAGATTAATTAGGTCTGTTAAACAGTAATTTGTAAACTTCGCTTTACGAATGTTATAATTACACCGTGCGGTCAGGTCGCACATAAAATTAATGCATGAGGTGCAGAATGAGCTATAAGGAACTTACAGCGGCAGACTTTGCCGATAAGACTCCAGAAGAAATTGCTGAGATGGTTTCAGCAAATGAAAAAGGTTTGAAAGACAGTCGCGATGATTGGATGAATCAAGCTAACAGATTTAAAGGTGAGATTGGCGAAAGTGAGCGAGCAGCAGAAGAGGCACGCAAACTTGCAGCTGATAAAGAAGAGGCTCGACTTAAGGCTGTTGGTGATATGGACGGCTTAAAGGCTCACTATGAGGAGCAACTAGCCAACACTACAGCAGAGATGAAGCTTCAAGCGGAAACAGCACAAAATGCACTTAAGCAGCGAGATTTATCTGAAGTTCATTCTGACATCATGCGAGGTGTTCATGAAAACTTCACACCGGCGGCGCAAGCTTTATTGACTGCAAATACAGAAGTTAGCTATGGCGAAGATGGTCAAAAGAAAGTAACCATCCGTCATGGCGATAAGGAATTTAACAGCACTGCTGATTTTAAAGAGTTTGCAAAAACAGACCCTACATGGTCAGGAATGATGAAAGCCCCTGATACTAAGGGTATCGGTGCAAGCGGTAACTCTGGGGGTCAGGCTCCTTCTGGTACGCAATATCGTGATATGACGCTAGAGCAAAAGGCTGAATATCTAAGAAACAATCCAATCCAAAGAATAGGTTAATATTATGGCATTAGGCGATTTTCAAGTATTCAACGAATACGCTTACAATTCATTTGTTACCACGTACCAGCAAAACGTAAATCTGTTTAATGCTGCTACACGTAACGCAATTCAAATGCGCGTGGCTGGTTTTTCTGGCGACTACAAGTCAAAGTCTCAGTTTGAAAACCTTGCATCTCTAGTTGGCAACCGTGATGCATCATCTACAGCAGCAGCTACCGAGCATGCGCTAACGGAACTTTTGCAAGTTGAGGTTAAAGTTGGTTTGGGTACTCCAAACATTTCTTACACCAACACTGCATTTGACTACACTCAACGCGATCCATCTATTGCTGGTACCGCTTTTGGTGAAGCAATGGCTGAAGGTGCAATGGCTTACCATCTAAACTCAATTCTAGCGGCTGGTGTTGCTTCAATTGATGATGCAGATGTTATTTACGACGGCACCGCCGGAACCGCATCACTTGAGTCTCTAAACCTTGGTGCTGCTAAGTTTGGCGACCGTCAAAGCTCAATTGTTTGCTGGGTAATGCACTCTAAGTCAATGAATGACATTTACGGCAATGCTCTTGCTAACTCTAACCGTCTATTTGAGTTTGGTAATGTTCAGGTTATGTCTGACGGCTTTGGTCGACCTCTAATCATGACCGACTCAGATGCTCTTCATTTTGATAACGGCGGCACAGAGAACTATCACCAACTTGGTTTGGTTGCTGGTGGTCTAGCTGTAGAAGACCAAGGTGACATGCGCGTATATAATACCACTGAGCTAACCGAAGAGAATGCCAAGCAGCTAATGAAGGTTGAGGCTACATTTGGCTTAGGAGTTAAAGGTTACACATGGAACACCGCTGTAACTAAGCCTAACGACGCAGCTATCGCTCTTCCTGCTAACTGGTCTCGCGTAACTAACCTTGGCCTTAAAGATACGGCTGGCGTACGTGTAACAACTCTGTAGGTGGCTTATGGAAGCGGTGCTAAAGTGCCGCTTATCTTCTGGCGTCGAGATTGAAGTTCATCCCTTTACTTTCTCAAAGGTAAACTTTAAAGGCGCTAAAATCATAAGCGGTGATAAATACTACACTGATAAAGCGGTTGCGTTAGGTGCAGAAAAGCCAAAGCGTAAGCGCAAATCAGACTAACCAAAAGCCTCCTTACATTAGGGGGCTTTTTTGTATACTCTTACATGGTATTCATAAGGAGATTTAACCATGGTAACAAGAAATGACTTACTCAAGGAGTTGCAAACTCCGGAAGGCCTATATGAAGGAATGCGCGCTATTACCGTGCAATCCTATGTAGAGGCCAACTCAAAGCTTGGTGCACAACACGAAGGCTCTACGCTTCTGGTTGGTGTTCCTGCTGGAGCAGATAACGACACAATCTTTCTAACTGGCTCAAAGCCTGTTTCACTAAAAGGCCGCGTTGTTAGTTACACTGGTGGTGGTGTTAGCACATTTATCTACGAGGCTCCAACTTACTCAGGCGGAACTGAAGCTGATTACCAGAACGCAACGCGAATCAATCCAGTTGTTGGTGAATCTCAAATCATTGTTGGCGCAACAATTACAGCTGATGGAACTCTAGCATTCGCACCTGAACATCTTATTGGCAACCAGTCAAACCAAGGTAAAGGCGTGACAGGTACAGTTGTTGGTCGTGAGAAGATTCTCAAGCCAAACACAGCCTACCTACTACGCCTAACATCGCTTGATACACAACCGCAAGATATCACAAGCTTGCTAACGTGGTATGAAGGCGAATTAGACTTGCCTCGCTCATAAAAAAAGCCCTCTTAGTTGAGGGCTTGATTTTACTGGTCAAATATAGACAGTATCTTTTCTACATCCTCTCTTGTTAAGTATGCGTAAGATTCTTCGTGAGCACCTATTACATTAATGCAAATCTCACCATCTTCATTTACACCCTCATCAATCGTTACCGATTCAGTTATTTCAATATACATCACAACACCTTATGCAAAACTGGCAGCACCATAACCGCCAAACCTAACACCATGTAAATCGCAAAGAAAAACAAACCAATAGCTGAGTTTAATATTGCTTTAATCATCCAAACCTCCAAACTTTTTCAAACTCGCAACAGTAACAACCTTGCACCCAGTCTTATCTATCATTTCTTTGTTAGCTTCAAGATAGTCGGCAATGGTTGGTTGTGGTTTACATTCGCTGCAAGGCCACTTGTTGTCATGAATATCAATTACATACTCATTTCCATGGCAATTCATGCAACTCTCAATTAGTGCATCATCAATATCTTGAATCATATTGTTAAGCTTTATGATAGACCAAGCTTCATCACACCCTGTGTTAACCAGATTCTGAATCACCTTTTCGCAATCTATCTTTAAGTCTTTAAGTAAATCACTCACTTCTTCTTCCCTCTAAACTCGTAAACACGACCATAGGGCCCTATTCGTCTTGTTATGCGTAGTTTCATTTAAACCTCTACTTCTATTTCGATTTTCTGGTGTGATTTGTATTCAGGGCAAATAAGGCAGTTATCAAGCACCTTCTCATCACCAAACAACTCAACAGAACCAGTTAATGGATTAACCGCAATCCAGCGCTTTTCCTTTTTGGGTTTGATGCGGAATTGATACTCTGGATGGCCTATGAAATCAGCTAGTGGATTGTGTATATCTATGCTCAGAGTGTAATTACCTTCACCCAGGCCCTTACCATTGTTAATGTACAATTCCCCACCATTAAGCCAGTGCAAGCAAGCCTCTTTGTGTTGAGGTAGGCAGAGAAATAGCTCTCTGCCCTCATCAGTAAGCCAATTCATCTCATTGCTCTCACAAAGAATTGACCACCCAATAGGCTCACCAGTAGCCTTGTCCACCTTTGATTTTCCAAATACAACCAATTCCATATTCGCAGCCTTAGCTACAATCATTTCGTAATGCTTATGCTTCATTTATCTAACTCCGCTAGTAGTGCATCGGCAAATTCAACAGACATTTTTGCAAACATAACGCTAATATCATCCTCACCAGTCGAACTTAAATAGAGCTTGGTTGTTTCTATATTATTTGACACAAGACCCTGCATCGCATGCATGGCGAACATCTCGCGCTTTGTTAGGCCGCCATGACTAACAACTCGCTGCTTTGTTACCGAGTAACCAGCAGGAAGGCCATCAGAGCACTCGTAGTCCTCGTAAGTTAAAACTGGACTTGCTGGTTTATCTGCGTTTTTCATCCTATCTATCCTCGTTTGTTTTGATGGGTTAATCATAGGCTTTGGTTGTGGTTGGTGTCAATATAAAAATGTAAAATAAATTTATTGACGTTTGTATTGGGTTAAGCTAAATTTACCTCAACACAACGAAATAGGAGTCAATATGTCAAACCATAAACAAGCGTCACTACATAAAGCAACTCATAAGCTAATCGATGAGATTGCTGAAGTTATGCAGGATAAGCCTGATGTTATCGGTAAGGTAAGTAAGGCTGATGTTGTTCACTCTGCTGTGCTGGCAATGCATAAGAAGGTGGTCAAAAAATGAGAATAGTAGCTAGAGTGCTAGAGGTAATAACAGAGCCTCGTACAAAGGGTGAAATTGTTTCACTAACTGGGCTAACAGAAAACCAGATACGCGATGCAATCAATGAGCTAACAAGAAGCGGTACGCCAGCGCAAAAGATTGGTCACGGTGACACAAGGCACTATTACTTGCCAAAGTACCACCAACCTAGAGCAAAGTTTGCTTATGAGTACGTTTTGGATTTGGTTGCCGACACTGGGGAATGGTGGTCACTAGATGAGATATCAGAGATATTAAACCGCGACAGACACGCTATCCATTGCTCAATTAAGCGATTAAAAGACTTAGGCATGGCAAAGGTTCAGGCATACGGCAGAGGTTCAGAGAGAGCATTTAAGATAGAGAGAGTTAAGAAATGACACATAACGAAAGAGCTATGTCCTACTTGCAATCTCAAGAGGGCTGTCGCGTAAGTAATCAAATGGTTGCCGAGGCAATCGGTGTTAGTCGCGTTCATGTTGCGAGAGTGCTTTACTACCTTCACAGAAAGTACGAAAGCATACACAAGGTTAGAAAGGGTGTGTGGATACTAAATCCAACTGGAGAAGTTAAAACAGAAAAACCAAAGTTAATTCAACTTGCTGACCTATTTCAAGAGAAAGGGACTGTTAGTGCATCTGAGATTGGCGATAAGCTAAATTTAAATAGCAAAGAGGTCGTTAAGCTTGTTGCAAGATTCAAGGGCGAGCTTAACGCGGATGTTAGTAGAGAAATTCATTACACATTTAATGATTGGTATAGATAGAGGAAGCAACCATGATGTACAACGTAGCAAACACAAATAAATCAATCGCATTTGGCGGAAACACTGGCTCAGAGCCTACGGGTAAAGTTTGGGAAGTGGCAAAGCGTAACAATGAAAAGCCTCGCGTAGTTCGCAAGCGTCAAGTTGAATCATACAAAAGAGTGGGCGTGTTATGAAAACTAAAACTGAAACGCATTACATTGTACAGCCGTTCAAACCGCGCCGCACAACACTGGACAAGCTAACCAAACCAAAGCTAATCAACCGCCAGAAAGCGCGCAGTGATATTGAGAATAGAATGATAGAGAAGGAGTTGGGATTATGCTGAACATATTTAAAGATGCGGTAATCATAGCCTTTTGTTTAGGCGTAGCTGTGGGGGTGTTTTTGGTATGAGTAAGAATCTATTTTTATTTATTGCGTCACTCATTTGTACGATTGCGATAGCCCTTATGCTTCGTGGTTACTTTGATTGCTCTGATGCTGGTGGTGATTACGTTAGAGGTATACTTTGGATGGAGTGCGTGAAATGAAACTCTACATAACCAGAAACAACCAAGAAGAAACAACCGACGTCATCAACGAAGACGGGCAATGCGAGTTTTACGCTAGCAATCATGATGATGTAACGGATTATTTACAGATTATCGGTGCTGATGAGATAGCGCCATTAGAGTGGGAGAGGTAGATTATGGAATACTTTTACGGAATTTGTTTTGTCGTGATAATTACGTCGTTTATTCTTCATGCTGTTGGCGTTGTCGAGCCTGATAGAATGATAACATGCGCTTTTCAACTTGGTATGGCTTTTGTTTGCCTTGGTAATTTCATCGCGGAACTTAAGTTATGAACACAGCACTAACAAACTTAGCTTACACGCTATTCGCCTGTCTATTGGTCAAGTATGGTATTGGTATTTATATGGTAATGGGTGGTTGAGATGAACATTTACCACAAAGTTGTGTGCGAAATGTACAGTCAGAGGTTTTATGTATCATTTAGCAAGGATGTTGCAAAACGAAAGTTTGGTATGGTTTTGGGTGATAGAACTGAAGGCTGCACTGCGATAATGAGCGATACTGACATTGCAATTTACATTGAGCATGAAGATTACTCACTACCAATCCCAACGCTTAATCATGAGGTTTTTCACGCTGTCGATTTTATGTTTAACACCAAAGGGGTTGATTTCGACAAGACTGGCACAAACGAGCATTGGGCTTACGCAATAAGTTGGCTAACAGAAAAGGTTTTAGATTGCGCCCATCATGAAAACAAGCATGTAAACAAGTAAAACCCACCCCATTTTTGCTTATTCGTGAAAATGGGGATATAATATAAGCGTTGATTTGGAGTGAAGCCCGAAGAGACTAGAGGATTTAGGTAGGGTTTATCTGTAACAAATTTGTGCCACCATTACGCATTTGTTAGCTTCACCAGATAGACTCCGCCTAAGTCCTCTTTTTGTATCTGACAGTAATGTAAGCCAAGGTTCATAGTGCCTTCGATAGTCCTGAGATGAGAACAGGATAGGCGTTTGGATTAGTTACCCAACAGATACAACCCCTTCACAAACCACTCCAGTCAACCGCTTTCTAGCGGGATTTGCACAGCGTTACCAAACCCGAACAATTTGAAATTGCTACACACCGTGTCGACCTTTAGAGGCGGGGACAAAGCGAGTTAGTGGTGATAGTAATCACGATATCCGGCAATAATACCCGTTGCCACATGGATGTGATGTATCGGAGCGACATCTCTAAAAACTGTTTCGCATATCGAGTAGGTGTTTGAAAATAGCAAAAGTGGTTATCTGGTACTTATCTTAATGATTTTAAGTGATGTATCACCCAAAGCCTCTAATGAATACTATTGTTTAAATTTAAGGATGGATTGTGAAAATTAACAAAGAAGGCACAGTAATATTAAACGGAAGTTTTGACATAGACATTCGAATCCAGACAGCTAGGTATGGAGGTGGATTTAACGCTATCGGCATTGTTTGGGACTGTTGCGGTCTTGATGATGAGTATGTGCATAAAATCTTTAACCAACTTTCATATGGTGACATTGATTACTTTGAAAGTAGAGACTGGTTAGAGTCTCAAGACACAATCGTGTTTATGCAAAACGTATCGCTTGATTACATATCTGAAAATATGGACAAGATGCTTTATGAAATGCTTTATAATGAAGATTAAGGATAGATAAATGTACAAACTAGCAGAGTTTAGAAAGAGGCTTGAGCAAAATAAACCTAGCTCACGGGATAGAGTTGGGTCTTATTCAAAGCTAAGATTGTCGGTAATAAAAAATGAGTGCCAATCTTGCAATGCGACTGGTAGGCACTTCTTTGGGTTGCTAAGGTGTCAATACTGCTTTGATGGTTATGTAAATCATATTGGCAGCTATATCGAAGAGAGAAATGATGATGTTAAACCAATCCGCGATATGATGGAAAGAATCAACGAAATGTACAACAAACCTCGCTAATGCGGGGTTTTTCTTTATCTGGCGTTAAGATGTATAATAACCATACAATCATTAAAAGGGTGGAATCATGGCGATTACAATCATTGTGGAGGATGGAAGCGTAATAGCTTCGGCAAACTCCTTTATCAGTCTAGAAGATGCGCGAGTGCAAGTAGAAGCGCTAGGCTTAACACTAAACGCAGATGACGAAACAGCAAAATCTCAACTCACTCAAGCTTACTATCAACTCAAGAGAAGCTACCAGAGCCGATTAAAGGGATGTTTGGTTAGCAGTGAGCAAACTGGAATTTACCCGCGTGAAGGTATTTATGCTAACGGCTTTTACGTGCCTAGCAATTCAATTCCTCAAGATGTTATCTACGCTCAACTGGCCTACGCTGACAGCATCAATAAAGGTGCAGATGTAAACCAAACAGCAAAGGCTCAGGAGGTGTCTAGTGAGTCACTTGATGGAGTTGGGTCTCGCACATACAAAAACGGCTCTAGCTCACGTACAACGCCTTTTGTTCCTGCTGTTACTCAATGGCTTCAGCCTTACATGAAATCAAATGGCCTGAATCGTGATGATTACCTCTACGATGGTAAAGGTACTGGTTTGTATGGTGGTCGATATGTCAGCTAAAGACTGGATTAAATTCGCAGATGACCTTGTTACAGATTTTGGTGTTGAGTTTGGCAATGGCGCAAATAACCCGACTGTGTATCATGTGAAAGAAACGACTTCAGGCGGAACAAGTCCAATCGACCCGCCAACTGTTACGAAGGAAGAGATTCCTATTAACGCTGTATTTACCACAATCTCACGCTCATTGATTGATGGGACCATGATTAAGCAGGGTGATGCTGGTTTAACTGTCGCTAACTACGAGACACAGATTCAACAAGGTGAAACTATTAAGCGCGATGGTAAAGAATGGGTGATGATTACGAAAGACCCTGTTGAGCCTTATGGTGAATCTATCGTGCAGAAGCTGATTGTGAGGTTGAGATAATGCCGCTGATTGGGTTGGAGAAGGTAACAAAAGCCATTGTGGATATTAAGGAAGATACCAATGATTTTGTTAAATCAGTTTGGGTTAATGGATTAACTGACATTGTCACCGCTACCCCTGTTCATTTTGAGGATGGTGGTAGACTTAGAAATAACTGGTTTTTAACCACTAGAGCACCTAGCAAGCAAACTAGAGGTAAGAATAAGCGAGGGAATGCCTCATACTCATCAATTGGCAAGATGCCAGATTACATACTAGATAAGACTGTGTATTTTACGAATAACATGGATTACGCAACAGTTATTGAATATGGAGGGTACCCTCAAAACCCTAAGTATGGAACTTGGACTGGTAGTTCATTCCAAAAGCTATCTCAAAACGGTTACTCAAAGCAAGCTCCGGCTGGCATGGTACGCATTGCAATCAAGAAAATGGCTAACAAACTATGATTGATATTTATAACGCATTAATTCAAAGGCTTACCACATCATCAATCACTGATATTGATGCGAGTGACATTGCTTATGATAATGCTGATTTTGACCCAACAAACAAAGACGCTTGGCTATCAACCAACTTCATTCCTGTAGAGCGCGGGGGCTCAAGCAAGACCGCAATGAGCGCTGAAGATACAGGTTTATTTCAGGTTGATGTGTTTGTACCGCTAAACGATGCAACTGGCGGCTCAAAGCGTTATAATTTACGTGCTCTTGAGATTGTTACTGATGTTTTATCTGCATTCCCAGAGCATGATACAATTACATACAACGGGACTAACGTTGAAATTGAAGAATCAACCTTTGCTGCTCCTTTGATTAGTGAAAGTTGGTACCAAATAGCTATCACAATTAACTACAGAAGGTTATAACTATGACAACTCCAGGAAAAGTAAAAGGTAGTGATTACTACATCATGACCGGAACATCAGGCTCAGAGACTCAACTCGTTGGTCAGCTTGAAGGAACAATGACAATCGGTGGTGAACCTATCGATGTTACCAATAAGTCATCTCAGGACTTTATTGAGCTGTTTGATGGTGTGACAACATCTAAGCAAATCACATTCTCAGGCTCTCTACACTACAACAGTGATGCTGGTTTTGAGGCTGTTCGTGCTGCTGCATTCTCAGGTACGCATATTAATGCTGTTATTCAGTGTGGCTCAAGTGGTGAAACGTTCACCGGCAACTTCCAAGTTTCAGGCGTAGCAGATACTGCTCCAGTTGACGGTACAGCTGTAACTACTTCGGTTACATTCGGCTCTAGCGGCGTTGTTACTCGCACCCCTATCACTACATCTTAAGGTGGATCATGGCTACATTTACTCTGTGTTACAAAGATTATGACTTTGGTGAAATTACATTTCAGGACACTAAAGATTTTCACCGTGAGACAGGTAAGTGTCTCCTAAACTTCCTTTGCCAGTGTTACTACAAGTTCCATAAGCTTTATCAGGAAAGTGCAAGCGTTGGTGATGTTGTTATTGGTTTAACTTCCGAGTTTAGCAATATCGATTGCTGCCACGCTTTGTACATCCTAGCTAAAAAGCACCATAAGAATGTCACTATCGATGAGATTTGGGATGCTTGCACAAAGACTGAGTACTTTAGTGACCTTAAGCTAAATGGCAAGAATGAACCAATTCAGGTTGTAATTGCTAGTGTTGGCAAGGAGTTTCTTGATGCTAAGCGAGGCATGACAGAAGAAAAAAAGGATTTAGCCCTGCTCCAGTAACACGGGTTGAGCCTTCAACTTTTAACTTTATGGAGTGGTGGCAGATGCTTGTGAAAACAGAAAATATCGCACCAAGTGAGGTTTGGAAAATGTCTATTACAGACGCTCTTTATCTTGTTGACTTTAAACCACCTAAAGATTTGCACGGCATGACAAATATGGCGCGTA